AAAGCTTATGAATATGATCATTGGAGAGATTATCAAAATAAACAAATTCAAAAAAGGATAAAAGAATATGATGTTTGTAAATTAGATAGTGTATATGATGCTTCTATTCTTCAGTATGTAATAAAATTAATTGGTGATGTTTCTATTCATAATTTTGCATTGGTTAATTATTTTAAAGAAAATAAAGATGAATGGAATACATTTGTAAATCTTTATAATGAATCTTTTAAAAATAATTTTAGTAAATTAAAAGTTCCTGGTACAAGAATGTTAGAAACAGTATCAAAGAATTTTGGATATAGTTCATTTAAGCATTTGATTAAAGAATCTGCTAATTTCAATCATCGAGTTATAAGAATAGAAGAAGCTCCAATACAGAATACAGGAACTCTTACGATTGATAAGGAAGAAAAATATCATAATTATCACACATTTGCGACAGATGTGTTGTTTTTACGCAACAGTGAAGATTTCTTCTTTGCCCAACGTCCTGATGGCCGCGGCTCAAAAGTTGAGACATTGCCGGGTGGACAAGGGTTAGGAGAGTTGGCTGATTTAGAATATTTTCAAAGGAAAGTATGGAGAGGACTTAGAATACCTACTTCCTATATGCAAGAACAAGACGGTGGAGGTGCTATGATCAACGATGGTAAGGTTGGTATGGCTTATATCCAAGAGCTTCGGTTTGCCTTGTTTATATCAAGATTGCAGATACAAGTAGAGAAGACATTAGATTATGAGTTTAAGCGCTTCATTTCATCATCTTCTGTAAAGATAGATGAAGAGACGTATGAAGTAAGATTGCCTGAGCCATCTAATTTTGGTAAGTATCGTCAGCTTGAATTGGATACTCAATTATTAGGTGCATATAGTTCTGCTGATGGTATTATGCATTTATCCAAACGATTTTCTATGTCTCGTTTCTTACAGATGTCGCATGAAGATATTATTAAGAATGAGAGAATGAAAGCTGAGGAGCTTGGTCTTAATCCTGATGATGGTGATAAGAACTATGCTCAAATCTATGCATCCGAAGCTGCAGGTGGTGAGATGGGTATGGGAGGAGGCATGGGTGGAGGATTCATGGGCGGAGGCATGGAAGGTGGTATGGAAGGAATGGGTGCTGAAGGTGAAGCAGGTGGTGCAGGTGCTGAAGGAGCAGCGGGTGGTGCACCTGAAGCAGGTGGAGCAGGTGGAGCGCCAGGCGCATAAAAAAGAAAAAAGTTATAAATAAAATAAAAGATTATAAATACATACAAATGAAAAATGAAAGTCTTCATAACATGCTTGATGCGGTTCTTGCCGGGAGTGAGAATAATGCTCAAATGCACTTTCACAACTATTTGAAGGATAAGTTTCCGAAGATAGTTGGTAAGGGTATTGAATCGGGTAATGAAGAAAATTTGAAACACGTAAAACAACAAGATTCTAATGAGGAGTTAATAAAATGAGTAGAAGGAAGAAATCCCTTGAGACAATGCTGGAGTCATTGATTAAAAACGATAATGAAAAGGCTGCTGAAAGTCTTCATGAATACATCACTTTAAAAACTCGTGAAATCATGCTCGGTGAGCAATTTGATGATGAAGACGAGGATATGGGCGATGAAGGTGATATGGATGATGAAGATATGGGCGACGAAGGCGACATGGATGATGAAGACATGGACGACGATGAAGGCGACATGGACGATGAAGACATGGATGATGAAGACATGGATGATGAAGACATGGATGATGAAGACATGGATGATGAAGACATGGATGATGAAGGAATTACTGAAGGTAAATTCACTGAGAAGCCACCTGCACTTGGAAAGCAACCGATGACTGGAATGTCTGGTGGTTCTAAGATGGGTAAGTATAAGTTATCTAAGGATAGTATTAGTAGTGACATCAAAGGTGATTCATTGAAGAACCAGGGTCGTAAAGAGACAAAGGCATTCAAAGAGAATCCAAAGTCAGCACCTGATTATAAGGATGGTGTAGATCATAAGGCTGGTGCTCGTAAGAATCGTGCGAAGGTGAGGTAATTATTATGAAGAATCGTGATGCATTGAAGAAGATGCTTGAAGATATTATTGCTGGAAAGGATGAAGATGCGCAAGTGGGGTTTCATGCTTTTATGCAAGAAAAGATAAAGTCTGTCATTGAAGGTTGTGATGATGATGATGACGATGACAAGGATTCTGATTCTGATAAAGACAAGGATGATGACGATAAGGATTCCGATTCTGATTCTGATAAAGACAAGGATGATGACGATGATGATGATTCTGGTAAGCCGCCTTGGTTGAAGAAAAAGAAGGTTGATGAAGCGTATAGAGGCAGATCAACTCCAAGGTCTTCTGAATATAATAGGAAATTTGCTAAAGCAAAAAGTTCTGGATTATATGGAAAGAAGTCTAATAAAGTTCCAACTGGTGATTGGGATGATAAGGGCAGAGGCAGAAGAGGAAAGGTTTCTGAAGGTGAAGCTTTAGGTAGTCGTGATAAGCGTGTCAAGTCTAAAGTGAATTCTTTTGTTAGTAAGAATAAGGCGAAGGAAAGTGCATCTAGTGGTTTGAAGAAGACCAGTACAAAGAAGTCCAGAGACCTTGATGTATCTAGCACAACTGATAAGTCGAAGAATTTGTAAGGAGAAATAAAAAATGGATATTCTCATTGAAGAATTAACACCGAATGAAGCTAATCTGATTACAGAATCTTCGGTTGATGGAAAAGATACTTGGCTTTCAGGAATTTTTATGCAAGCCGATATTAAAAATCGTAATGGACGAGTTTATCCTGTTAATGAGATAAATGCAGCTTGTACAACAGCACAACAAAGAATCAAAGAATCAAAAGGTTTAATGGGCGAACTTGATCATCCTCAGTCATTAACCATTAATCTTGATCGTGTTTCTCATGTTATTACTGAAATGAATATGAATGGTTCAAATGCATATGGTAAAGCAAAAGTACTTGCAACTCCAATGGGTAATATTGCAAAAGAACTTGCAAAAGCAGGTGTATCTCTTGGTGTTTCTTCTCGTGGTGCGGGTAGTGTAAATGAATCGGGTGGTGTTTCTCAGTTTCAATTCGTAACAGTTGATATTGTTGCTCAACCATCTGCACCAAATGCATATCCTTCAACAGTTTATGAGTCATTAATGGAAGCCAAAAATGGTGGTGAAATAATGCATTTATCTGAAGCAATGAGACAAGATACTCGTGCTCAAGATTTTTTTAAGAAAGAAATTACTAAATGGTTGAATGAAAATATCTTTATGAAACGATAGTTTTTGCAACATTTTTTTCAAAAAACTATAAAAAAATAAGCCTTTAAAAACAAAGGCTTATTTTATGCTTAAAATAAAAATCTAATAAAAATAGACACTTATATAAATAACAATATAAACTTAAAGCATTAAAAATGCACCTAATAAACAACGGAGAAAATATTTATGAATGAGTTGCTGCAAAAACTCTTGGAAGCCGAAGTTCTATCAGCGGATACCAAGAAAGAATTAGAAGAGGCATTTTCATCTCAATTGATTGAAGCTGTTGAAGCCGCTAGAGAAGAGGCATCTGCAGAAGTTCGAACTGAACTTACAAGTCAATGGGTGAAAGAGAAGGATACGCTTATCGAAGCTGTTGATACGAAAGTTACTGAGTACGTTGAAAAGGAAATGGAAGAGCTTAGAGAAGATATTGAGCGTTTCCGTGATCTTGAAGCCGAATATGCAGAAAAACTCGTTGAAGCAAAAGCATCTATGTCAGGCGAACTTAAAGATGATTTGAAAGAATTGGTCGAAAAGATTGATGCTTTTCTTGAAATGAGAATCTCATCTGAAATGAATGAACTCGCTGAAGACCTTGAAGAAGTTCGTAAGAATGATTTTGGACGCAGAGTCTTTGAAGCATTTTCTAATGAATATATGATGCATTACGCTGATGAAGATTCCTCAGAAGGACAACTTCAGGAAGCATTAGAAAGAATACAAGATCTTGAGAATACGTTAGAAGAAACTGAACAAAAACGTGCTAAGGTTGAAAGAGCTGTCAAGATGGACGAAGTTCTTACACCATTAGGTGGACGTAGCCGTGAAGTGATGGAAGCTATTCTTAAGAATGTAGATACTGAGAACCTTGAAGAAGGTTATAACACATTTATCGGTCGTGTGCTCAGAGAAACCGAAGAAGTAGATGACTCAGAGAAGGAAGATGAAGTACTTGCTGAGAGCGAAGAAAAGACTGCACTTGAAGAAGGTGTAGCATTAACAGGTGATACAGAACAAAACGTCATTGTAGAAAATGAAGATTCTGGTCATCAAGAACGTCTGGATCGCATTAAGCGATTAGCAGGTATCAAGTAAAACAATAAACCCATAATTTAGGAGAAATATAAAAATGGACGAACTATTTGAAAACTGGTCAGACACCAAAGTAGCTCTTATGGAAGGACTTCCTGCCGAAAAGCAGGCAATCATTGATCCTCTTTTGGAGAATCAGAAGAACCATCTTTTGAATGAGCAAGCTGCTGCTGGTGCAACTCAAGCACATGACATCGCGGGATTTCGTAAGATTCTTATCCCGATGATACGTCGTATTATTCCCGGTACTATCGCAACCGAAATCGTTGGTGTACAACCTATGACTGGACCTGTCGGTCTAGCATATACCCTTCGTTATCGTTATGCTGATGCAGTACAGGGTACATCCCACCCTAACCCATTTAACCTTCCTGGTGCAATCGCCAAGGGTGATGAGGTCTGGGGTAACGCAAGCCCAATCCGTCAGTGGTACTCCTCCGGAGCAACTGGTACTCCTGGTACTAGCCCCGCTGACTACGCAGCCGACCAGAAGGCAGGTGCCGGTGGAATCGGTGGTGAAGATAGCGGAGGTAACACTCCTGTTGGTATTGATGCTGTAGAAGCATCCGGTGTTGCATGGCCATCGTCTCTACCCGCTGGTGATACCAGTAAGTATGGACCATATGCAGAAAGTGCATTACATGGACATCTTGGACACGCTGGAACACTTTTAGGTGGTTCTGGTAGCTTCTTGGAAGGATCAGGTGGTCGTAGGATGACACTAGATGTCGTGAGCCAAGCCGTTGAGGCAGGTTCTAGAAAGCTCCAAGCTGGATGGACAATCGAGGCAATGCAAGACCTAAACGCACAGCACGGGCTGGATTTAGAGTCGGAAATGACCCAAGCGCTTTCTGCAGAGATCGTGCAGGAAATAGATCAGGAAATCATTACTGACCTCTTGGCCCTAGCAGGCACAACCGATACATTTGATGGATCAGGCGCTGGTTCATATGGTGGAAGTGCAGCTGGTGGTAATTACGCTCCTGCTTTCGTTGGCGACCGCTTAGCCAATCTAGCTTTGATCATCAATCGTGTTGCGAATGAAATCGCACGTAAGACTCGACGTGGTGCAGGTAACTTTATCGTGGTTTCCCCACTTATTGTAACCGTATTGCAGTCAGCAGCGAAGTCAGTCTTTGCTCCTGCAGTCCAAGGCTCCTTTACCGGACCTAATAACACTATGCTCGTAGGCACATTGAACGGAACAATTAAGGTGTATTCATACCTATTCAATCAAGCTGGTGACGGCGTTGATTTAGGAACTGCACCGTCTCCGGTGGTAAGCGACAGCATTTTAGTCGGGTATAAGGGTGGAAACGGAGAGACAGACTCGGGTTATTTCTATTGTCCTTATATTCCGTTGATGTCTTCTGGTGTAGTTGTAAACCCAATTACGTTCCAACCAGTAGTATCTTTGATGACTCGATATGGCAAAGCTGTATTTACATCAACTCAGACCTCACTCGGAAATTCAGCCGACTATTACGGGAAGT